CGCATTTGCGGCAGGGGTCTATACGTTTGTTCCCTCAACTGCTGGATCTACTTCTACAGCAGCTTCGGGAATGGTACAGCGTACAGCGTCAATCACGATTACACGAAACGAGATTGCTCGTGGCTACGCAGGCTGTACTTGTGGATCGTTTAGATTCTTTGTAGATGGTGGCGTTCTCAAAGTCGAAATGAATATGATTGGAGAAAGTGACAGCGCACAGTCCGTGCCTACTCCAACGTGGGCTGCACCACAACTATTCGGCGCAGATGCACATTACATTAGGACGGATACTTCTGGAACGGCTCCTGCATTCGCAGGTTCTGCCTCACTGGACTTCAACGGCTTTGAATGGCAGGCTGACTTCGGAGCCGAAGCTCAGAACAGAATTGTTGCAACTAGAAGTGCGAGCTATGTTTCATTTGGACAGACTGTAATTACAATGACTACTGAACTCGATTTCGTTGACGTTACTGAATATAACAACTTCGTTGCAACAACTCAGAAGGCGATTCGGTTTGAATCACTTAATGGTGGTGCAACGTTTGCTGCTTGTACCCAGGGCGTACAAATTGATACTCGGAGAGGAGTATATGAGACATACGATCTCGGGCTTTCAGGTCTTGCTGATCTGATTATGGCAGGAGTCACGATGCAGGGTATTGGCATCGCTGCTGCTACCTCGTATACGATCAAGGTCAAGTCCCCGGTTACGATCACGTAACCATTACACAGGAGAGAACATGCCAGTTGCTACTCGTAAAATGGAAACCGTTCGGCGGGAGCTAAAGTCAGCTCCCCCGGACGGTTTCGTTGTACTTAGACAGCTTTCATATGATGAGATGCTTGAGCGTAGAGATGGTGGAATTAAGATCCTTATGGAGCAGTCGCCTGGTCGGAACGTCGATGCTAAGACTTCCATGCAGATTGCAAATAGATGGTCGAACCAATTCACCTTCCCTCGCTGCATTACTGACCACAATCTTACTGACGACAACAATGTACCCCTCAATTTTGCAGGTAATATCGAATTGGTCTTCAAGAGTCTTGATCCGAAGGTCGGTGCAGAAATTGAGAAGTACATTGATGAATTGAATCAGGAGGATGAATCTGAGGATTTTACACCTGCTGCGTCCTCATCCTCGCAGGATGGGATCAAGCAGCCAGAAAACGATTCCCCTCAGAGCTAGTTCTCGAATGCCATAGATGGATAAGAATTACTCGTATGGTAGAACACTTTCATGTTCTACCATACGAGGGAGGCTTGTTCGACCAACCAGCAGGAGTCATGTTCAAAATTGAAGCTGTACTACGTGCAGACACTTCAAGTGAACGTGATAAGAATAAGGCCGAAGCCGAAGACAAGATAGAGGCTCAAATTGCTGCGCAGAAAGGTGCGGAAATAAGTGGCGTTCGGAGGCCGTGAGCTTAGACTGATCCTTTCGATTCAGTCCTATGGGACTGGCAATATCCAACGCTTGCGTAAGGATATTGCCAGTCTGTCGGCTGCAACGAAAGTTGCTAATACAAGCTCTATGCAGATTGCCCAACGAGCGGCTAACTCCGGGGCTGCTCAACTTGCATCCGGTAGCAAACTTGATAGATTGAATCAAAAACTTCTTCGACAACAAGCACAGCAGATTAGATTATACGATCGAACAAAAAGAGCACTTTCAGGCTTGTATAGTCCGGGTCAAATTAAAACTATGATCTCTACTGGTGTTGCGCCAGTAGCCGCTGCTGGTCCTAGGGGCAAAGCTTTAATTCTTGAGAATCGAGCACTTGCAGCTTCTATTGCTCAGACCACAGCGGCAATAAAAACAGAAAAAATTGCTGTTGGAGAACTTACTGCTGCAACGCAGAGGCTAATAGCAGTCGATCTTCCTTTCGCAGTACAACAAGAAAGGGATGCCGCTGCGATACATGCCAAAGTTTTAGCCTTACAGGAAGCAGAGATCGCCGGTAGAACCGTTGCACATATAGGGCGGACAATGCAATTCTTCGGCCTAATTACTACTGCTGCGTTTGGCTTAGCTGCTGGATCTGCTGCTGGTTTCTCTAAGGAGATCGGTCTTGCAGCTACTCAGATGCGTAACATAGGCGCACCTATCACTGATACAAAAAAGAAGTCCGATGCTCTGAGTAAAGCTATTCTCGATATGATGACGGAGTTTCCTGCTAGCTCACAGGAAATGACTGATGCTGCATATGACATTTTCTCCTCTATGAACCTAGTTCATAAGGGCGTAACCGATGTTGCTAGCGGACTAGGACTTCTAAAGATTGCGAATAAAGCTGCCGTTGCTGGACAATCTTCTCTCGAAGAAGCAACAGGCGCTATGATTCCTATACTTAACAACTTTGATCCACAATTGCGCAACGTTGGAAATACGATGGATGATGTTTTTGCGATTGTCCGCTTCGGTCAGATGCGTTTAAACGATCTTGGTCAAGCTATGGCAACTCTTGCCCCAATTTCAAAAGCAGCAGGACTTTCGGTAAAGGAGATGGGTGGTCCATTTGCGACATTGACCCTGTTGATGAAGAATACTGCTCGGGCTTCAGCAGGTCTTGGTCGTCTCTTTGAACTCTTGCGCCTTCCGGCATTTCAAAAAGGTTTTGAGGAGATGGGAATATCAGTTCTTGATGCTAACCGCCAGCTTCGGCCTTTGCTTGATATTATGAAAGATATAGTACGTATGCATCCTGAAGTTGCTACGGGACAAAAGGCTGCTATCGAGTTCTTTATCCAAGTCTCAAAAGCTAGTGGTTTAACCGAGGCAGGTATTCAAGGTACAGTTCAGGCTAGACGGGCTTTTGAACTGCTCGCAACGAATATGGGTCTTTTTGCCGAGACTCAAGGCAAGGTTAATCAAAATACAGATGAAATGGCAAAAGCATTTGCTTTCATGTCCAAGCAGCCTGGTGTTCAGTGGGATGTACTTATCAACCAGATGAAAGCTTTTATCATTATTGTCGGGCAGGCTGCACTACCTGTACTTCTGGCTTTGGGTCAGAAGATTTCGGATCTTGTCAAATGGTTTAAGGAACTTTCTCCTCATACTCGTAATACAATTGTTCGTTTTGCTACGATGACTGCTATTTTTGCACTTTTTGGCGGTACACTCGTTAATATCGTAGGTTCAATGGTCGCATTTAATAACAACTTGAAGCTCATGGCTATTCTCGGTGGGAAATCGGTTAAGCAGTTTGCAGCCCTAAGACTAGTTATTGGGACAATGGGACTTGTTGGCTTAGGACTACTTCTAAGCCAAATCATCGGTATTCAAAAGGCAGTTATCGTAACGACTGCACTTTGGCTCATATGGAAAACTAAGGCCATACAATCAATTTATGCCGTTATGGTTGCAAATGTCGCTGCTGCTAATGCCGTCAAAGTAGCTTGGTCATCAGTATTGCTTCGTACTGGACTTGGAGCCCTCATAGTTCTCTCTGCGGTTGCAGCCGAGTGGGTTATGACCCATTGGGATAAAGTAAGAGCATTCTTTGTCGGACTCGAAGCAGCTATAGCAACAGGTTGGAAGAACCTAATGAAGACCTTAGTTGGGTATACTCTTATTGCCTTGTCTGAGATTTCTAAGCCTCTTTATGAGCTAGAGAATAGGCTAGTTCCCTTTCTTGGAGATGCAGCCGAGAAGCTTGATAACCTTCTAGGAATAGGTACTTCCGATATGAAGAAGCGAGGACAGGAACTCATCGATAGTGCAGGTTCGGTTGATGAATTTAGAAAAGCCTATCTTAAAGCCTATGCCAAGTTTGCTGCTGATCGTAAAAAGAAGGGTGCCAAGTCCGACTACGACTTCATTAAATCCCAACAAGCACTTGCTAAAAAACTTATCAGTGGCGATATGCTCGAACAGCTAAACGCAGGACTAGATGGCGCAACCGATGCGACAAGCAAAGCAGAACAACTTACTAAGGCACATTCTCAAGCTGTCGAGCAGGCTTTAGACAATATGAATCAAAAGGTTCAAACCGCTGCTGACAATCTCTCGAATATCTATGACAATTTTAGGCAGGTTAATGCAGCCGGCTTGGGTAGCATATTTGGTGGTCCAACTATGACTGGTATCTTGGGCAATGTTTTTAGTGGAATCAACGATATGCTCCGACAGTTCGGAGTACAAATTCCTGTTCCCTTCGAACTATTGCAGCAGGACATGGATCAGCAACTTATGTACTTTAAGAGATGGCGTGGTGGACTTGACAAGTTGATGAAGCGTGGCGTACCTCTTGAGATGATCCAGCAGATTCAGCAGCTTGGCCCCTCTGCCATACCTATGATCGAAGGACTGCTAGGTGCATCTCCTAAGCAGTTTAAGAACTATGTCAAGGATTTCAAGAGTGCTCAGAAGCTTCTTGATACAGCCGCCAAAAAGGATATGGATAGACAACTCGCTGATTGGCAAAAACACGGTGAAGACATTGCTTTCCAGCTTGTCATGGGACTTGCATCCTCGCCAGCACAGGCGAAACTTAAGGCTGGTTACAAGACTTGGGTAATGGATACATTTGGCAACGTTCTCAGAACTGAGATGGCAACCGAAGTAGCAGCGGCTATGGCAGACGCAGCCGCGCAGATCCAGGCTACTTCAACAGGTATCAAGCTAGTACCACCAAAGGTAGCCCTTACTCCCGCGCAACAGGAGGCAGCAAAGGAAGCTGCTAAACCCCTTACCAGACTCGAACGAACTACTATACAGGCCCGCGAAACGCGACGTGAGATTCAAACTGTTACTGGTCAGTTGCAGCGTGCTGGCGCGAGGTCTACAGACCCCCGCGGCCCTGGGGGGAAACAAATTACTCCTGTAGAGCTACATACTCTAGAACGACTCAAAGATGACCAAGTCAGGTTGCAACGGCGCTTACGCGATCAGCAAGAGATTCTACAGATTCTCAGACCAGGGCCAGGAGAACGACGGATTATCCAAGAACAACTCAATCGAGTGCGTCGAGAGTCTCCCGGTCAAAAGATGGTTACAATCAACTATGGTGGAGATCAGGTAACTATCAAGGCCGATGGTGCAACTGTAGCTTCAGTTATGCGAGCACTCAATACGAAACAGTTCCGAAACCGTAATAAGAAACGACCGAGGCACTAATGCTAACCAGTGTTATACTTAGAGATGCTTTCTCGATAAACAGTATCACTGTTAATGATGCAACCTATCCTCTGAATAAATTCGATTGGAATCAAGATATGGTTGGGGATGATCTTCGAAGGATGGATGGTCCCGGTCGTCATCTTAACTATAAGCATCCTGAAACCTTGCCAATTTCTATGGAGGGGCATATTCTAGCGGATAGTACAAGTGCCTACTGGACTGCACGTAAGGCTCTACTAGCTGTGGTTATTCCTGACCCAATACAGACAACAGCTATACATGGAACGATTCGAATTCAAATTGATGGCGATACCGAAGTATACTATGTTGAGGTTGTTCTCAAAGATTGGGCTATACCTCTAGAGGCTCTATATCCTACAGTTACCCCGTTTATGTTTCAGTGGGAAAGCTTTACTGGATACTGGAATAAACTCTCTGGTGGAATAGGTCGAATTTAACGTGCCTGCGGTTGAGGGTAGAGTTATTCACCGCGCTCACGACGGGTCGCAGCTTGAGGTCTTCAAGCCCGTCGGAGATTCTCTAACTTACAACTTTAAAGCCTCTGATGTAGGAAGCATTGGCTATCAGATAGCCCAGAGCGATCTGCTATTCCCTGATACTTTTGCTCCATATCGAACTGATTACGAACTTCAGTTTCGTTATACAGGTGGATCATGGACTCCCATACAGGCTGGTATCCACGTACCTGTAGAGATGGCTGC